ATCCGCGCCTCCGCCTCGGCGCGGACAGTCTCGGCGTCCGGCCCGCTCGCCACGGTCACGGTGCCAACGACGGCATAGGTTCGCCGCGTCGCCCGCAGCACGGTAAGGCCATGCGCCTCGGGCTTGATCCGCTGGGCGGCCTCGCGGACCAACGCCATCTCCTCGCTGGTCGCGTCGCGGCCGCCGGGTCCGGCGAGGACGAGATCGACATCGCCGCGCCGGCCATGGACCGCGCGGCCGTTGACGGCGGCATGCAGCAGCGCCGGCCAGGCCGTATAGGCGGCATAGAGATAGCCCTCGGCCGAGCCCGCGGCCGGACGGGAGAAGGCGAGCAGATAGCGGGTCAGGAGCCGCGCGTCGCTCTCCATCACGGCCGGCGCCGTCTCGGTCGCGGGCGTGACCACGAGCCGCTCCACGCCGAGCCTCGCCGCGACATTGTCGAGATTGGTACCTCTGGCGAGCGGCGCCAGCACCGAGCGGATGCCGTCATTGACGCGGGCGCGATCGAGGAGGCGGAGATACGACCAGGCCTCGCCGACGATGACGACGGGATCCGTCTCGAGCGCGCCCACATCATAGGCCGGCAGGGCCGGGTCGGCCGTCCGCTTCTCGTCCCAGCTGGCGCCGAAACGAGCCTTGAAGGCGGCCAGCAGCGTCTCGAAATCGAGCGCCTCGATCGCGTCCGGAGCGGCGATGCGGGAAAGGTCGATCGTCACGCGGACCTCGCCAGCGACGCGATCGGCAGGGTGAGCGAGGCCGGTTCGGCGACCGAGTAGTCGCCGAGATGGCCGAACGGATAATGCAGGCAGGCGAGCAGGAAGCCGATCACGCCGGCGCGGCCGTCGAGCCGCCAGGGCTGGACCTCGACGATGCGGATATTCGGCTCCTGGCTGTGCACCGCCTCGACGATCTCGGCATAGGCGCGCAGCACATTGGCGGCCGTCAGGTTCTCGCCGCGCAGCGCGCGAAGGTCCGATCCGAAGGCGAGCCGCATGACGCGCGTGTTCCGCCGCGTCGAAAGGATGACGCGGACGGCCTGCTCGGCATGGGCGAGGCCGCGCAGCACCTTGCCGGTGCGGCGATCGACGCCGGTGCGAAGGCGGCGCTCAGCCATCGGGCTTACTCCGCTTCGCACGGCGGGCGCGCTTGCTCACGACCTCCTCGATGACGCCCCAGACGCGCTCGGCCTCGGCCTCGCGCTCGCTGAGTTCGATCATCGCGCCCTTCTTCCGCCAGCGGCCCGCGACGGGGGCAGCGTGCTTGACGCGGTACTGTTTCTTCGGAGCCGACGTCATACGAGCACCTGGTCGTTGCCATCGACGCTGGTGTGGTTGGCCGAGTCCTTGCCGCCCTGATAGTGCGCCGGGCGGGAGCCGCCCTTGCCGCGGAACAGCGTCGACATGGCGAGTTCGGAGCCGTCGATGGTGAAGCCCTTGCCGCCCACGCCGAGGGTGATCGTGCCCTCCGTCAGCGCGATCTCGGCGTCGCCGACCGTGATCGTGAGCGCGTCGCCCTTGAGGACGAGGCGGGTCGAGCCGAACGCCCATACGCGCTCGTCGCCCTTGTTCGTCGGCGGCGCGTGCTCGTCGTCGAACGTGCCGAACATCGCCCGCGAGCCGGAGCCGATCACGCCCGAGGGCGAGAGCAGCAGCATCTCCTCTCCCACTTCCGGCGGCGACCAGTCGCGCACCTTGCCGGCCGAACCCGACTGCCATTTGACCCAGGGGCTCAGGACTTCGGCGCCGCTCTCCGCGTCGGTCGCGAGCACCAGGCGAAGCCGGTACTTCTCCGGATCGACCACCTTGACCTTGCCAGGGATGAGGATCCGCGCGACGCGCTGGTCGGTCTCGACGACACGCTTCTCGATCCGGGTCAGGCGATCTTCGAGCTGGCGCAAATTCATGGCGCGTCCTCGCCATCGTCGCCGTCATCGACGCCCTCCGTCGGCCATAGCGTCACCTCTACGGCATCCTCGATCGTGTAGAGCCGCTCCGTCGGCATCGGCGGCGGCATCGGCGCGCCCAGACCGAACAGCCGCTGGCGCCAGGTCACCGCGTAGAAGGCGATGCCCCGCTCGTAGGAGAGCTGCGTGAACAGGGGCCGGATGCGGATCGTGTCCGGCGACGTGATCGAGGCGAGGCCCCAGCGCGGCGCGTCCAGATCCGCGAGAACATCGGCGACGCCCTGGCACATGGCGAGCGCGACCTGGTCGCGGCCGGTCGAGAGATTGCCGATCGCCATGTCCTCGCAGATGACATAGGCGCAGCATTCGGCATGGACCGAATAGTCGGCGGGGGTCTGCACCTCCGGGTCGGCCGCGACGACGCTGATCGCGATCATCGGCGGCAGGAAGACGTCGCCGGCGAGCACGTCGGCGACATCGATGCGGCCCGGATGCGTCTTCACCTGCACACCGAGGAACAGCGGGCGAAACGTCGCCGCTATGGCCGCCGGCAGCGGCGCAAGGCGCGAGGCGGCGATCCGCTCGGCGAGCGTCATCGGGGCGATCGTCATGGCGCCACCGGCACAGGCGCGTCGAAGGCGCCGCCGAAGAAGTCGGACACCAGCTCCTCGATCTCGGCGATGTCGTCGATCGAGAGGCCGACGAAGGGACGGGCCGGAATGGTCACCTTCTTCGCGAAGCGCATCGCGCCGCCCGACATAAAGGCGAGGCTCTTGGCCGACTTGGGCGTGATCGTCGCGCCGTCCTGGTGGATATGGGCGAACTCCCACGCCGCGCCCCATTCCACGGCATCGGTCCGTTCGATCCAGGATATCGAGGCGAGCAGATGCTGGCCGGTGCGCACCAGCGCGGCCGTTCGCTCGCGGTTCGGCATCCAGTGCTGGCCGTCGGGCCCGGGCCCCTCATTGAGGATACGCCGCCGCGTCTGGCTCTCGCCGAGCGCGCCGATCGACGACAGGAGGTCGCGCCGCTCGAAATCGCCGAGGCCCGAGACGAGGCGCGTCACATGGCCGAGCGCACCGGTTTCGATGACGAGGCCGATGCCGTCCATCAGATCCCCCGCATCCGGTCGCGCGTGAACATCCGCTCGGGCCCGACGATCAGCACCTCGTTGGGCGAAGCGTCGCCCGAGCCGGCGCCGGTGTCCGGATCGACCCCGCCGCTGCCCTCGATGGCGAGCGCGCCCTTGCCGCCTGCGATGGCCGTCAGCCGCGAGATGGCGGCGTCGTAGCGCTCCTTGATGCGCTCATTCGAGCGGCCCATGGAGAGCGCCACCCGGTAGAGCGCGATGTCGATGCAGTAGAGCTGCAGGACCGCCGCCGATTCCGGGCTCGCCTGGCCGAGTTCGGCCTCGGTATAGCGGGCATAGAGAATGCCGCGGATCTCCGAGGAGGCGTCGTCGAGGGCTGCCGAGATCCGGGCATCGTCGCGGACGCGCGTCACCTCGTCCGCGGCGAGGATGGTGGCCTCGGACGGATAGCGGGCGACGACTTGCGCGAGCGTGGCGAAGGTGGACACGGCGATCCCTCAAGGGTCCCTGAAACATGGCCTCCGGCGCGTACGCCGGAAGCGGGAGCCGCGCGCGGCCGGCCGGCAGGGAGGAGGTTGCCGGAAACTCGATCGGACGGAGCTAGCGCCGTCCGGCGGCCCGCCGCCGGCGCCAGCGCCGATGCGCGCGGCCGCCTGCCGATCGGTGAATGATCGCTGGTCCCCGCGCGGTCAGGATCGGCACGGGCGGCGCGGAAAGGACGGCCTCGATGGCTGCTATCGCGAGATGAAGTCCGCCCCAGCGCATCGCTCAGCCTCCCCAGAAGAGACGTTCGCGGAGCAGGTAGCCCTCGAGGCTCCAGATCTTGTCGCGAGCGTTCCGGCGCGCGATCTGGCGACCGAGCGCCGCGTCGAAGTTCTCCGGGCTCGCCGCCGCGCTCTCCCCGGTGACGGTGAAGCCGTTGCGAAGGCGCAGGCAGCAAACGGTCAAGGTCGTGCCGGGGAAGACGTGAAAGTCCTCGCCGACAATGACGCCATCGATATCGGCCGGCGTCAGGCGCGGCGCAGTGAGGCCCTTTGCCTGGAGCTGCTGCTCGACCGTGGCCTCATCCGTCGGCACCGCGCCATCTCGTCCGTTCATCGGCCGTCTCCTCGTAGTGCTGGTTGCGGGGGGTGGCTTCGATCCACCGACCTCCAGGGTATGAACCTGGCGAGCTACCTGGCTGCTCTACCCCGCAGAACTCGTGTCTTCGGGCCATTCGCCCGTGATGGCGCCGGCCGCCTTGAGCGCCTCGAAATCGGCCCGGTTGACGATGACCGTGCCGCCGGCCTCCACGAAGCCATGGCTTCCAAGCACGTTCGAACGGACTTCGAAGGCGGCGAGCCGCTCTCCCTCGATGACGGCTTGTTTGCCGGCCGGGAGCGCGCCCTGCGCCAGCGCCGCCTTCACCAGCGCGCCGATCGCCGAGGCTGTCGCGGGATCGTCGCGGTTGAACTGGCCGGTGACGGTGACGCCGGGCGGCAGATCAAGAGCGGTATCGGCGGACTTACCCGGATCGTCCGCCGAAGCCTGACCGGTCTCGGCCGCGGAGGTGTCGCCCGGAAGCGCCCCAACGGCGCTCCCGGCATCCGCGGCCGGCGCGGCCCTAACGGGCTCCGGCTTTGCGCTGCCGCTGGCCTCGGCGGTTGCCGCCGGGAGGCCCTCGGTATTCTTGGTCTTGATCCTCGCCGCCATGATCAGGCGACCGCGTTCTGGATGAAGTAGCCGACGTCCTGGGCGACGACGAGCTCGCGCACCTTCTCGCCGACGCGGATCTGCTGGCCACCTTCGAGGCCAATATCGGGGTCCTCGATGCGGCCGGCGATCTTCTCGCCGAACTGCGCCGTCATGCCGAAGGTGATGCCCTGGTCGGTGTTCGCCGCCGGATCGATATGCAGCAGCGCAATATGCTTGCCCCAGACGCGCGACAGCGAGGCCGCCTGGCCCTTCTTGGCGAGGTTCACGAAGGGCTCGCCGATCAGCACCTTCTTCAGGCCCTCGCCCGAGAACAGCCGCACGAACTCCTCGGGCGTCAGAATGCCCTTGTTCGTCAGATTGCCGCGCACGGCATTGACGAGGTCCGGATGGCTGGAGAGCTTCGACCAGACGGCCTGGCCCATGACCATGGTGTTCGGCCGGTAGATCAGCGTGCCCTCGATGGCGGTCTTCAGGACGGTGATCGGATCGGAATTCGAATAGTCGGAGAACTGCGCCGTACCCGAAAGGGTGATGCGACGCGACGCCGAATAGCTGTTGAGATTGTGGACGATCGAGGCGACGCGGACTTCGCGGGCGAGAGCCAGCAAATTGGTCACGCCCTCGGCGGCGCGCGCCTCCGGATCATAGGTCGAGCGCCCCTGCGCCCGCGCCGCCGCGGCGACCTTGATATCGGAATTCGGCACCGGCGCCTCGAGGCCGTGATCGGTGGTCGAGCCGTCCATCTCCTCGCCGGAGAACTCGACCTGGTTGACGCGACCCTTCCGGCCGACCTCGGTCTCCGGATAGGTGAAGCCCTCTTCCAGCGGATATTTCGTCCACTTGAACTGCTCCTGCAGCACCGGGACGCGCGGCAGCACCTGGTCGGCGATCAGCGTCTGCGCCGGGTTGGAATAGCCGATCGCGATCGCGGTGAGGACCGGGTCGACGGTAAAGGGGCGGTTCGGAGCCATGAAGGGCGATCCTCTGGAGCGAGCGGGGAAGGAGCCGGATCAGACCGGCGTGGTCAGGAAGCCCGGCTGGACGCGGACCGGGATGATGTCGCCGGAGACGCCGGGCGCGAGCGCGAAGGCGACATAGGCGGCCTTGGTGCCCGCGGCGGGGTTGCACTTCACCGCCTTGCCATTGGCGTCAGAGGTCAACGGATCGCCGGCCGCCACGGTGCCGCCGAGCTGGATCTCGCCGAGACCGCCGAGCACGACATCGGCCATGCCGCCCGATGCGGCACCCTGGCTTTCGACGATGCCGACCAGCGGATCGGTGGCGGCCGCCGCCGTCGCCACCGTCGTCGCCGTGGTCGGCGCCGACCATTTGGCGATGACGAAGCCGGCGATCGTCGCCGCGGCCTTGTAGGACTTGATGATCTGTGCGTTCACGGGCGAGCCCCTCCGATCACTTCGCACCGCGCGAGACGGCCACAACCGCCTCGGCGTGCGAGATCTGCTGCCCGCCCTCGGCGAGCTTCTTCTGGTAGGCCGTGCCGGCGGCGGCGAGCGCCACCGGGTCCTTATGGTCGCCAGGCTCGGCCGAGCGATCGTCGAGACCGGACGCGGCGAGCTGCGCCGGGGTCGCGGCGATCAGCTGCTCGACCTGAGCGAGGCCGGCATCGGTCGAGCAGAGGCCGATGTAGTGGTCCTTCTGCGCCGGCAGGATCTTCTTGGCCTTCAGCGCGCTCTCGATCATCGCGTCGACCTTCGCCTTGCGCGTGGACGCCTGCAGCGTCTCGAGCGTCGTCTTGGTCGCGGCGAGCGTCGCCACGGTCTCGTCATGGACCGCCTTGGCGACGGTCTCGCCCTTGAGCTTGGTGAGCGCGGAGAGGCAGCTCGCCTCGTCCGCCGCCTCGGCAAGGCCGAGGGCGAGCGCAATGGACTTCATGGAAGGCTCCGATGGTTGGGCGTCTTGGGCGACCGCGAGGGCCGGCATGGCGGGCAGCGCCGGCGAGGCGACGAGGGCGAGCGACTTGAGGCGCGTCACCGCGCCGTCGGGGTCGTGCCAGAAGGCCGGCGAGACATAGCGATAGGCTTTGGCGGCGAGGAGCGCCTTGCCCTTTTCGAGCCATTCGACGCGGGCGCAGAGCAGGCCGGCGCGGACGGCGATTTCCTTGATCCAGCCAACCGGCTCCGCTTCCTCGCCCTTGGCGGCGCGGATTTCGGTCGCGTGGTTCACATCGACGGGAAGGTCGATCGCGTCGCCCTGGAAGACGGCGACGAGCCTGGCCGCATCGTCGATGCGATAGTGGCGGCCGTCACGGGTGACGATCGCCGGGCCGGCCGGAAAGAGCTGCACCCATTCGGGCGCACCATCGCCGCCCGGCGCCGGCAGCGCCGACAGGCTCGCGAAATATCCGATCGAGGGGGTTGCGCCGCGGTTCGTCATGCGGCGACATTGGCCGCAAGCGGTCGTCTATATGACCCGGAAGCACTTCCGGGGGAAGATCGCCGCTACCCAGATAGTGGCCATCGAATTTCGATGATAGCGTCGCCCGGCTGGTTGCCGGCCAACGACCTGATGTCGCTGCTGAAGCGGTTGATCGCGCCTTCGAAGCTTTCGTAATCGCTGACCGAATATTTTGGGAGAACGATTCTCAGATCTTCTCTAAAGGTCCAACGCCGGTAAATCCTATTCATCTGCTGCTCCGTACTGACGCCTAACACCCACCCGCCCGGAGCGCTCACGTCCGCGATGATTTGATAAGGCGCATCCGGGAAATCAGAACGTTGGCGCAAACAACCTAGTCGTCCTAGCACCGAAGCAAAGGCTCCGATGAGCCATGGTTCGGGAATGATACTGTAGCGAGGCGCATTAGGCTCCGCCCCTTTTGGCACGAGAAATTGTCGAGCCCAAGCAACACCCAACCCGACGGAACCGTCCTGCCGATCCCGCAATATGAGTGCTTCGTCGTGGTCGTCAGCCACAACGGCCTCACGCCCGCGCAGCACCGCTCTCCATCGGCCGGGTCGAACCGCAACGAACTCTGAGCTAACTGGCAGCCCTCCCCGAAAGATTGGCACTGCCCAAAACTCTTGTGCGGGAGCTTCGTACGGCGGTGGCTCGATCTGCATCGGCGCCTCCGGAATGGCGAAGAGCTTGAGCGTAAACGCTCCGTTTATTGTTCCATCGAATTGAAACCGGGGGTGCAGCCCATCCTCCCTATCGCCGAGGGATCTCCCGATGAGATCGGCCATCTTGGATTGATAGGTATCGGTTTGTCTGACTAAGTCTTGGATCTCCCGCATGGTGCAGGGTACCGAACTGGTGTTTCGACGCACGTAGCAGATTCCGCCGGGTCCATCGCGGAGCCAATGGGGCCGCAGCAACGAAGGAGGAACCCGCATTACGATGACGCCGCTGCCTGCCTCGTCGAGTGGAATGCCCTCGAATTCAAACCCGGCCGGCCTCGGATCGATCAGATCAACGACGCTGGCTCCCAGCGACTTCGCGACCGTTCGACAATTGTCGACAGGATAGAAGGCTTTGGCGCGATGGTCGCCGTCTTCTTCAATCCCAAGAAGGAGCGTCCCACCATGTGTGTTCAAAAAAGCGACCACCTCTGCAGCGAGGCTGCGGGCCGCCTTCTGTCCACTAGTCGGACCCGATGTCTCTCGCTTGAACTCTAACTCGATGCCCTCCTGACGGCGCTCAGAGACAATCGTTCTGATGTCCGCCGCGACGATCTCTGAAATCCGCTTCGCCCACATATCGACCTCCCAGCGAGCGCTGATGGTGCCATCGCCACCGCGGGTGGGCAATCGATCTCAGCGCCCGTTTCAAAGCCCCATCAAAGCCCGTCAAAGCCACTCGCGCCTCCCGGACGGGCATCGGTGGCCGTGAGCGACCCTCCCGCCCCAGCGGCCCCGGCTGCACAATCGCCTAGTGGCTGGGCGCCAGCATTCTCAGCGTGACGTTTCGCGAGCGGCAAACAGTGCAGATGAGTCGGCGCCGGAACGGACTGTCGGCGCCCCAGACGGGCAGATCACGCCCCTGGACCGCCGCGACGGCGGGCAGGTCGATCAGCGCGGAATGCAGGCATTCGGCCTGGAGGCAGTGGCCCCATATCCGATAGCCCTTGTCGATCATGCCGCCGAGAGTCGCGAGGTCGCTCATGGGCGGGAGGGTATCGCGACGAGGCCATCCCACAAGCAAGCCGGGATTGCAGAGCAGCCTCCGTCGCATTATCTTGGGTTTGCGGGTGAGACATTCGCGGTTCGCCGCGTCCGTTCGCCGTCGCCCTTCGGGCGCCGCGAGGAGGTTACGGTCCTCCACCCGCATTCTCTTCCTCCAGCACCAATTTCCTGCCGGGCCGCTGCCTCTGCCGTGTGCGATAGGACGCGCTCGATGACGGGTAGTACGTCAACAGCCGCCATGCGCCGGAGCGGTTGACCAGGACGAGCAGCCAATCTGCAGCGTCGCGACGGAGAAAAGCCCATAGCTTCTCTCCGCCTTCGTCGAGATGGACCTCTCCCCGATCGAGCAGTTCCTGCACCTGCCGCCAATCCGCCAGCTCGATAGAATGGGCAGCAGCGGAGTGCGCAATGGCGTTGTCGGTGACGGTGACAACGAGAGGCGCCGAAGCGATCCGGTCGGTTATGCGAGGCGGCAGAATGGCGACGGGCATCGGCGCGTGAGTCCACGGCGCTTCCATTTCAACCCGGCGCTTCGCCCCCGCCTCGCCCTCGTCGCGCGCTTCCGCCTCTGACTGTAGCTCCCGACGCCGCCGGCCCAACTCCATGGCGGCGCGATGATGCTCCTCGAAGATCTCGCCTTCGGTCAGCTCGGTGATCGCGGTGCGCGCTGCCGCGTGGAGCGTGGGATCGGCTGCCGTTGTCTCGACGCGCCCGGCCAGCGTCTCGGCCAGCAGCTTGCGGCGCGCCGGCATGCCGGGGTTGGTGTGCCAGCCCGGATCGATGCCGTCCGGGACATAGGTCACCGCGCCGGTCCGCCGGTTGACGAACGGCTTCATCTCGATCACCGGCCGCTCGGCCGAATAGAACTTCGCCTCGCTGGCCGAAGACAGCAGCCGCTCGCGCTCGCGCCGGGTGATCTGACGCACCGTGCATTTGCAGCCCCAGCCATTCGGCGGGAAATGCGTCGCCCAGAACGGATCGTCGGCCGGGAGGATCGTCCCGACCCAGCCGAGATGTTCCTGCCGCGGCTCGGCGGCCGTGGTGCGGACATAGATGAGATAGGGCAGCGCGCGCTTGGTGCGCTGGATTCGGTCCCACTGCCCAGCCGATCGGGCGGCGTTCATGTTCGACCAGAAGAGATTCCGGAGCCGGCGCGGCGACGAGAAGTCGACAGCACGCGGCTTGTCCTGTCCGGTGGGATCGATGACCGGCCGCTTGCCCCACCAGCCGAGACGCCGGAGTTCCGGCTCGATGCCGGCCTTCCAGGTCTCGAAGCCCTGGCCCTTCTCGAGCGCGGTCCGGATCGAATCCCGAAACGCCGTGAGCAGCTCCAGCTCGGTCGCCTTGGCGACGGTGAAGGCGCTCGCATGTTCCTCGCCCCAAATGTCCAGCCAGGAGAAGCGCGGCGCGAGCTGCTTGCCCTCGAAATAGGACAGCACCTCCGGCGCCGGTCCGAAGCCTTGCTTCGGCTGGGCCTCGTCGAGCCCTGCCACGGCTCAGTCCTTGATGTCGCCGAGGCCGCGCGCGATCGAGGTCGCGACGGCCAGCTTCTCGGCGAGCGGCCGGCCGTCCAGGTCGAGCCCGTTCAGCGTATCGAGCAGATCCTCGAAGGAAGAAGCGCCGTCGGCTGCTGCGAGCAGCTCGTCGACCATCGGCGCCAGCAGCGGCTGCCAGCCCTCCATCACCCCGTCGAGATAGGCCTCGACGTCGTCGACGGCCTCGGTCGGCCGGTCGGCGGCGAGACGCGCAGTGGCAAGGCAGCCGCCGCAGCGGCAGCCGCGGACATGGGCCGCCAGTTCGGCCGTCTCCGGTTTGCCGCCCTTGGTCGCGACCTTCGTTCCGACCTTGCCGGGCGCCTCTTTCGGCGGGGCGCCGCCGTCCTCGCCATCATCGGTTATGTCATCGGGCAGCGGCACGACGGAGCTGGGCGGCGCCAGCAGTTCGTCATCGCTTCCTGGCTCCGAGAGCCCGATCCGCTCGCGCATTTCCCGCTGGCTGACCTTGAGGCCGAGGGGCACGAGCGATTTCACCGCCGTCGTCAGGGCGACGACGTCCTCCGGCTCCGCCACGGGCATGTCGGCGTTCGGATAGTTGGCTTGCGGGCCGAAGTTGAGTGCGACGAAGATTGGGATCAGGTCGCGATTGAGCGTATTGCAGATCTGCCGGCAATCGGCGCGCTGGATATCGAGGCGAACCTCGTTGTGGATCTTCGCCTGGCCGAGCGAGGCGCCGTCGTCGGACGTCATCGTCTGGCCGACGACGAGCTTCGAGATCGACTTGTCGATATAGCCGGTCAGCCCGCCGAAGACAGACTCGCCCTGGCTGCCCTTGGCCTCCATGAAGTCGATTTCCATCCCGGACGGAATGATCGCGGCGGCGTCATTGGCGATCGAGGCTACAGCACGCAGCAGCGTGCGCTTGTCCTTCTCCGAGGCCGACGGGTGATATTTGCCGATCCGGAACGGCATGCCGTAGACCTCGGCGAAGGCCGCCCAGTCCTTCAATCCCAGCGACTGGATCAGGAAGCCCCAGGCGGCCGCTCGCGCGAAGCCGCGGCGGATCGGAATCCCCATCTTCGTCCGAGGCAGATGCCGCAGGAACTTGCCCACCGGCAGCGGCGCCCCGTCGAATTGCCCGTCCACCGCCAGGCGCAGCTCCGTCATCGAGGCTCGGTCGAACTGGAAGTAGCGCGGATCGCGCCACTTGTACTCGACCGGCTGCAGCAGGCCTTCCTGGTACTCCCAGATGAGTTCGACGACCGAGAGGCCCTTGGCGATGCCGTCCGTCATGGCGCCGACGGCGTCGAGCAGTCCGGGCTTTTCGAGAAGCGCCCGTACCGCGTCGGTGATCTTCGCCGGCACGGTCGGCAGCGCGTCGACCGAGATCTCGACGCCCTCGATGGCGAGGCGACGGGTCTGCACCTGGCTGGCATAGTGCAGGTAGCGCTCCTCCATCTCCTCGGCGAGGGTGAGATAGTCGCGCATATTGCCCGTGCTTGCGCTCTTCAGGATCGCGGCGAGCCGCTCCGGCGTCAGCCCGGAGGCGACGCCGTCGGAGAGCGTGTGCCGGATGCCCATCACCGTCGGCGTCGCGATCTCGGTGGAGAGCACCGCGCGCTCGATCGGCCGTCCATCCGGCCCGAGAATGGAACTCACCATAGCGCCCGCCTCCCGATTGAGCGGCCCTCGGGCACGACCTGGTCGAGCCAGTCCTCCTCGAGGAGGTCGGAAATGGGCACATAGCCATAGGTCGGCAGGTTGGCGCGCGAGGCGGCGTAGCCCAGCATGCCGGCGATCGACGAATCGCCGTGGCGCTCGAAGCCGTCCGATCCCTTGAACCGCATGTCGTCCGGGACCTTGATCACGCCGCCCACATAGGAAAGCGCCTGGTGGTCGCGCAGCACGTCCTCGTGGCGGGGGATCAGCACGGTACGGTCGACGAAGGCCTCGATGTAAGGCGGCGCGTTGAGCCGGTACCATTCGGTCGACAGCTTCACCTCGACCACCAGCGCCCCATAGCGCTGCGCCGCCACCTCGGCGAGATAGGCGCCATTGCCGGTCGCGTCCATCATGCCGCCGGCCATGCGCGGCAGTCGATCGACGACATAGAAGAAGATCTCGCGCTGCTGATCGAACGGGACGTTTCTCAGCTCGACGAGCAGCGCGCAGCGCCGCACCAGCGATGCCTCCAGGGCGAAGACCTTGATGTCGGTCACGTCGCCCGATCGGGCAAAGTCCTCGCCGAACACGTGCTGCAGATGCGGGTCGAGCGCGGCCAGGACGGGCGCCAGCTCGCGCTCGCAGAAGTCGCGCGCCTCGGCCTTGCGGATATGCTCCGGCGCGTTCTTGAAGGCGTCGTCGCGGGCCCAGCGCACGATCGGCGCCTCGACCATGCAAGCCTCGATCTGGATCCGTGTCAGGGCCGAGCCCTCGGCCTCGGCGGGGATGCAGTCCAGCTCCTGATGCATCGCGGACGTCCGCGGCCCGTAGGCGCCGCGGATCTTCGCCTCCCATTCGGCCTCGCCGTCGGCTGTCCAGGCCTTGCCCTTCATAAGACAGACGCGGCGATAGAGCCCGTTTTGAACGGCCTTCGAGAACGGAATGAAGTGCAGCGAGAATGGCACCTTACCGGCCTTCGCCTCGCGTATCAGCTCGTTGAACGGATTGAGCACGCCGTTATGCGTCGAGATCACGCGGATGCGGCCGCCCCAGATGAGCAGCGCGTTGACGGCGTCGAGCACGTTGCGGACGTCGCGGTGGAACGCCGCCTCGTCGATGCAGACGGTGCCCTGGAGGCCGCGGATGTTCTCGGGGCGCGACGACAGCGCCTCGACGCGGAACCCGGAGGCAAACCGAACGCGAAAGGCCGCAATCAGCTTCGTGGTGCCGTCTTTCTGCTGGTCCTCGAAGAGGAATTCCTCGACCGTCGCAAGCTGTTTCACTACGACCTTGGCGAAATGGGCGACATAGCCGATGAATTCGCGGCCCTTGTCCTTCGTGTCGCCGATGTAGAAATAGTTCTGCCCGCCGGCGGAGCGCTTGGCCGCAGCAATCAGGGTAGCATCCAGCGCCTCGGCGAAGGTGATGCCGGTCCGGCGGCCCTTCTCGCCGAGCTTCAGGTCCGAGGCGTCCTCGATCCATTCGGCCTGGTGCCGCATGAGCACGCCCTCAGCCAGCGGGTCGAGACCTTCAGGGATGTCGGCGCCGCGCGGCAGCTCCTCGAGGAGCGCGTCCGGCGAGCGGGCGAGGACCGGCTCACTGTCCATCGGTCGGCGGCTCCTTCGGCCGAACACCGAGGAAGTCGCGGCGCAGCTGGGCGACAGCGTCCTCGGAGAGGCCTTTTTCCTGCGCAACCTTGTCGATCGTTGCCGCCGTCTTCTTCTCATAGTCCTCGTCGAGCACCTTGCGGCGGTCGGAGGAGATCTTCTGAGCCGCGACCGTGGCGTGGAATGCGCGCGCCAGTTCCATGGCCTGCTTCGGCGTCTTCGGCCCGGCCTGGTCGTCGACCAGTTCGATGATCAGCGTCTTGATGAACTCGCCGAGGATGATGGTGTTCTCGTCGACATCCTTCGCCGTCATCTGGTCGGCGAGGCCCTCGAACATGGCGCGGGCCTCGGACATGCGCCGCTGCGCGGCGGCGAGGCGCATGGCCTTGCGGTTGAAGGCCGAACGCGAGATCGGCTCCAGGCCTTTGGCCTCCAGCCGGTCGTTCAGCTCGAAAAGGATGTCGGTCTGCGTGCGGCTGCGAGCGGCTAGCTCCTGGCACGCCCAGACGATGTCGTCGCCGGCTTCCTCCGGAAGCAGATCGATCGACGACAGCCGGCCGCGGCCGAGGCGATCCGGACGGTCCGCCATCTCACGCCCCAGGCCGCGACGGCCGCTTCACGCCCTCGATGATCGAATGCCGATCGACATGGCGCTTACCGCGCTCCGTCAGTTCGGCGATCTTCACCGTGCCCGCCTCGGTCAACCGGACGCCGTCGCGGTCGGCAAGCCAGGCCAACTCATCATGCACCCAGCCGCGCTCTTTCGCGATTCCGTAGGTCGCCAGCACCTCGACGAGGATCGAGGAGGAAAGCCGCTCGTTCGGCTGCTCGGCCAGGGCGCGCAGGATGATGAGGCGAGCCTCCTCGCGCAGGATGCGGGCGAAGTCGGTCATTTCGAAGCACGCTCCAGAAGGAATTCCTGCAGGCGATCGGCAATGCCGGCGATCGGCATCATCCGCTCGTTCAGCACGGCCATCTGCCCGCGAATCTCGGCGAGCGAGATCTCCATGCGGTTCGCATGCGCGAGGTCCGGCAGATGGCTCATATTCGTCTCGATCCGGTCCAGCCGGCGCGTCAGCGCTTCCAGCAACTGGCCGAGCTGATGGTCGGCGGCAGCGCGGGAAGCCACCTCGGCCGCGAGCGCAGCCTCCTTGGCCTTGCCCGCCGCATCGAAGTCGGCACGGGTGACCAGACCCGAGCGGACCCAAGCGGTGAACATCGGAACGCCGGCGACCGTCAGAACGAAGGCGATCATCGGCCAGTAGTCTTTCAGCCATCCCGGCATTACGCGACGCGCCTCTCCTGGTCGGCCTGGCAGCCGGTGCAGCGGATGGCGGTAGGCACCGCTGCTCGCCGGGTCGAAGGAATGTCCTCGCCGCATACGACGCAGGCGGTCAGGTCGACGGCCGCTTTCGCGGCCGCCGTCATGCGGTGGAGGGCAGCGCCGCGCTCGCGTTCCGCGAGGTCAGAGGCTCGGTCGGCGTCGTCGCTCATGCTTCGAGCTTCTTGCCGAAGATGGCCTTGGCCGTGTGGCCGCCGCCATAGATCGTGAGCCAGATCGCCGAGATCCCGACGACGTCTTCGTAGGGCACGGCGACATGGAGCCCGAACAGCGCCTGCACCCAGGGACCGACGATGAAGGACTGCAGGATGATCGCGGCGATGAGCCAGGACAGCGCCGGCCGCCAGCCCCACGAGATCCAGCCCTCGGACGATTCCTTGGCCGCGAGCTGCCCCATGAGTGCCAGCCCGGCCTGCTCCAGAGCCGCCCATTCGGAGGCGCGCTCGGTCTCCAGGTCGTTGAGGCGGATCGCGGCCTCTTCCGGGTCCGCCTCGATCTGGCGAGCGACGGCCTCGGGTGTCGGCTCGACGCCGAGCGTCTGCGCGATCGTCTCGCCGACGACGCCGCCGACCGCGGTGCCCAGAGGCCCGCCGATGATCGTTCCGAGCGTCGTCGCGCCGGCCTTTGCCAGCGGTCCGGCAATCTGCTTCCAGTCGAAATCCATGCTGGCTACCCCTGCTTCACGGCGGCGACCATGGCCGCCGCCATCTGGCGGCGGGCGCTCGCCCGGCGGTAAAGGATGATGCCGCAGCCGATCAGCACGAGGGCGGCGACGGCGAGCCCGCCGAGCGCGATCCAGTCGATGCTGCCGGACTGCGCGGCGGCCGCGCCGCCGGCGCCGACGCCGCCCGTAGTAGAGGCGGTCGCGGTCCTGTTGTCGGTGGCGCTCTTGCGGGTCTCTTCCTGGGCGGACGCCAGAACGATGGCCGCCGTCGCGCCGGCCATCAGCAGCGCCTTGGCCTTGACGTCGCCGACGCGCCGGCCCCAGCCCTTGCCGAAGGTCTTCCAGGTCGTGAGGCCCTGGAGAAAGGAGAGCCGGCCGTCGCAGATCGCGTTGACGACGGACTTGGGGTCCGCGTCGCTCGCGGCGTAGATCGTGGCGCTCCCGACCTTGCCATCGATCTGCCTCGCGCCGACCGCCCTCTGAAGCGCCTTGGCCGCGCGTGAGACACCGGAGTTCACGGCATAGTCGAACGTGGCGAGATCGGGGCCGGCAGGGAGGCTGTCGCCGCGGACGGGCTGCCAGTATTCGCGCTCATAGATGGTCGCGACCTGGGCGTCGGTAAGGCTCTTGATGTCCAGCGTCGGATGCGACGAAGCGGCGATGCCCTTCATCGTCCCGCGCAATTCCCCCTTGCCGACCTTGCCGCCGGTCCAGTTCCCGGGATCGGAACGCACGATCGAGAAAACGCCCTCATGCGAGAGCGTGACGGCAAGGCAGGCTTTGAGCTTGGCGGACGGCATGTCGGAACTCCGGTGATCCGGAGTCGACCGTGCGCTGAGCAGAGTGGGAGGATGACCCGGAAGCCGTTCCGGCAGGCTCGTCCCGAGCCGATGACGCCGATCCTAACCGAGTTTTCAGCCAGCGCTAGATGAGCTTGCCCTGGGCGTCGTCGGCTTCTTCGCGTGCCTTGGCGCGACGATAGCGGACCGCGCGCATGGTGACGCCGGCGGCGCGCGCAACCTCTTGCTCCGAAAGACTTCCGTCTCGACACAGCGCCTCGAGGCGACGGCGGAATTGATGCACCGAGCCGCTCGGCCCGCGCGGCAGCTCGACGCGCATTCCGCCCTGGCCGGTCGCAATGTGCTGGGCAAGGCGGTCGGCAGCCTGTTCGCCGATCGCCGTAACGATGGGCGATTCAGGCCGAAAGCGCTTCGGCACGAAAACGGTCGTTCCGCCAAACCCAGCAACGAGCCGGATCGCTGCGGTCTCGCCGAGTACCTCGACCAGTTCGTTGAAAGGGAGATACGGGACCGTCACGGCCTACCTCGCCGGCAGGATGGTGATGACGCGATGGTCGCGGACGACATAGCGCACGCCGTCGAGCACGACCGTCACATTGCCGCGCTCGTCGAGCTGCTCGGCGAGGTCGACGGATCGCGTCACCTTGCCGACGATCTGCCGGCGGATCGCCGGCACGTCGATGCCATGCGCGCGCTCGATCCAGCGCACCACGGCATGGTCGGTGACGCTGATCAGCTGGCTCATTGCCCGCACCAGCTTTGCCGCCGCTCGCCGCGGTAGGGCCGGGCCAGCTTCTCGTAGATGAGGACCGCCGCGACATCGAGCCCGTCGGCGCGGATGATCGCCAGCGTGCGGCGATACTTGTCCGGACGGGCCGAGCGCAGGATCTCGACATCGTCGGTAGCCAGCAGCTCGGCCAGCCGGTCGCGGGCGCGGATCGCGAGCCGCCGCTCCTCGCGGCACTTGCCGTGCAGCTCCGGCGCGTCGAGCCCGATGATGCGGATGCGCTCGTCGCCGAGCCGCACCGTGTCGCCGTCGACGACCTGCAGCACCTCGCCAACCTGCAAGCGATCCTTGCCGGTTGGATGCGCCGGTGTCGCCTGCAGCGCGATCGCGGCAGCCAGACATCCGGAAAGCCAGAAACCCCGAATAGCCGCTCTCATGATTTCATGCTCCGAACCTGCGCGCCGAGATCGGCGATATAGCCGTCCAGGTCGCCGATCGGCGCGGCCGGATCGGCGGCGAGGCCGAGAATGGAGAGCTGGGCGGCGATGATCGCCTTCTTGCTGGCATGCGCGAACGCGCCTCGGCCCGGCCACTGGACGCCGGCCTCGCGTGCCATCCAGGCCTTCAGGGCCTCGATCGCCTTCGCCGCATCCTTCGGGTCGCGCAGCCAGGTGACGTGATCGAGCCCCGTCTGCCGACGAACGAAGGCGACGAGCGCGGTATCGGTCCGATCCTTCACGACGCCGAGATTCCAGCCGGAGATCCAGAGCGCGCGGATCTTCGCGGCATAGGGGCCTTGCAGGTCCATCGCTCCCCGTCGACGGCGCGCCTCGTTGCGCTCTTCCGCTCCCCGTTCTGACGGCCGGTAGGGGTTGATGCGCGAAGCCGGTGGCGTCTGCTCGAAGCCGAGCTTCCGGAATTCGGCCAGCACCGATCCGCGCTCGGCCGGCGTCATCTCGGCCGAGGATGATTTGCCGGTGACGCGCTGCAGCAGCGAGCGATAGGTGTCGTCGTCCAGGCCAAGCTGCTTCTTAGCGACATGGATCGCGGCGTTCGGGTTCATTCCATCATCCTCATGCAGTTAGAGGTTTCGCAGGCCATCCGCAGGTGGTTCTTGCGGCCGGCGAGGCTCGCGTTGAGGCGTCCGCCGCAGGCCGGACGGACCGTCCAGACCTTCGTCTTGCCGGCCGCGATCATTCGGGCCTTGAGCTTCAGTCCCGTCTCGATCGTTTCATTCATCTGGCGCCAGAACTCCTGGGCGGCCGGAGGGGCCGTTGCGGTGGGATCGACCTTCGTCAAGGCGTGCCTCCGTCGTCGAGAATGGCGCCGACCATCCCGTCCAGGCCGGCGCGCACCAGGAGCAGCTCGGCCAGCTGGTCGACCGTGAGCGAGCGTTCTCGGGCCTCCGCTTCCAGCCTCGCGGCGACGCCGGCCGGGATCGACAACGTCGCCGAGCGCGTCCGGCCGCTGCGGCGCGGCGC